CCCGAACAACAAACCGATCACGCTAGGAAAAGAAGAAACCTATACGATCGATTTATTTGTAACTATGAATTCGGACATACATTTAATAAATTGCGATCCAAGAGAAGTAAAAATATACAACTCATATAAGACTAAAGTCTTACATGAGGTTGTTACAAAAACCTTCTCTATCGCAAAGCAATAAATGTAAGACTAATTTAGTCTCATCCAGGTACACATCACTGTGTACCCCCCTTCGACCGCCGAAGGGTATCCTATCAATAGGCCCATCCTATTGATTCTTAATGGTGTTTAACGTCCACGTGACGAAATTGACGCCCCAGTCAATTCTCTAAAAATACAAAATAATCCAGGCAACTTATGCTGCAACTGGATTATTATAAAAGTACATTACGGGTGCCCCCACAAACATACCGAGTGTAAAATCCTCCCCAACGCTTGTAAAATGATCCAATCTACAATCTTTGTCAGCACCATCAGGAGAAATCTCACAAGCAACTTCAATACTTTGAATGTCACCTGTTCCTGCCATGTCTAAAAATCTCGCAGGCCTAAATCTTTGGCCAATAGAATAATATGGTATTTCTATTTCCAAAGTATTATTTAATGGCACTGGGGTAATAGCTGTTCCAGAAAGATATGAACGACGCATATCTTGCAATTCTTTCCTTCTGTCACCAACCAATGGGTTGTCCAAACGATGTGATTCCTCACTAAAACCAACTGGCACCAACGCACTTTGGCGCGTTGCTGCCAGAACTTGAGCTTCACGTGTAGATCGTGTACCACCCACGACCCATTTGTGTCTCAAGCTACCTCTTTGACAAGCAAAAGCAGGGGCTAGGTAGTTCAATAAAGTCATAGAACAGAAATTATATGGTGAACTACCAGCTGCAGAATTAATACCATTATCTATACCATTGGGGTCCCATCCTCGAAATATGGGCATACCCGGTATATTAAGAGTATAATATCTAAAACCTGCTCCTGTTTCAGAAGGCCAATACGAGTTATGAAACTGATACCTCCTTAACAAATCCTTAAAAGATACAACTTGTTCTCCTTGATAAACAAGGTATTGGTTATCATCTTTCATCAAAGGAGATTGTACAGTACCATAAGTATCTATAGCACTACCTCCTACAGGATTGTTAGAATTGTCATCAGGTTTGGCCAATGCTCCATCACCTGATGGTGTAGGGGTTGCTTGTTGTTCAAAGTACGACAGTTGAGAAGTACCCATACCAGGGACAGAAACTGCAAAATCATCACCAGCAGAAACCCATACTTGAATTTTAACATCTGCTGGTGTGACAGAAGGAGTGGCCAATTCATTGACTACATATATTGATAGCGTTCCATTATCAAAAGGACTTCCTCCCACGACAGGAGTAGACGTATTGAAAATATCAGCAATCAACGCACCATCCATACCCACACACGCATTCCAAGCTCTAATATCAGTCCATTTACACTCATAATCAAACTCTCTATCGCTAGATATATCTATGATAGTAGAATAAACTTGATTAAATGGAACAGGTCCCACATTGTTAGTAACGGGATTATAAACTAACCTGAGACGACCACGATGATATTCAGAACACACCACTTTAAAATGGAACTTAATAGTTCCTTGCCACGACTCAAATGGAACAGTGGCAAAAGCCAAAGCCGTGGAGTGAATCTCAGTGATTGGCGATGCTTGTATGGCATCAATACAAAAAGGTTGAACCAGCATAGAGGCTAATAAAGTATCAGTAACAGCTGACTCAGGCCAATCAAATTGCCTCCAAAAAGTCATACGTGAAGCTATCGACTGAATAGTTAATTCATCCGCTCCACCTAAACCCATGGTTCTGGTATCGATGGTTAGCTCATTTTTGGAATCTAAAGATAACTTTGTAACAGTTTCAGGTACATCTGAATTGACTAAATTTCCGCAATATCTTGGAACATATGGTTGTATATCAGAAAGCACTTGAGGTCTAGAATATCCAAAAATGCGGGCTATTTTACCCACTTTATCAGCCACCATACTGGTAGCTTTTGCATACGGCGCTATATAAGGTATCATAGAAAGAGCATCAGCAGCTTTGACAATAGCCGAAGCAGGTTTACTAATAAGTCCATTCGGTTTGAACTCATCATCCCTCGTTGTATTAGAACTCTTTTTAACCGCCTTCTTCTTACTCTTCGATTGTGCTTGATGAACATAAGGTTTAGGGAAACCAAATTCATCAAGTTCAACACTAGAAGTAGAATCAGACTGAGCTGCAACCGTGGTAGGAATGAGCAGAGAAACGTCTTCTGCCCACGCAAACACTGTGACTGTGATGGGATCTGTACCACCATTAGCATGGCGTAATATATCAAAATCATGAATGGTACATTGACCCATTTGATCCTCCCAACCGGGTTTGGTAATGTCAAGATAATTCTCAGGCCATATAAATGGTAGAGATAAATGTCCACCTTCAGATGAACAAGGATCTAACATTATATGAGGTTTATTTGACGCTGCTATAATATCTTGTATAAAGAAAGCTCTATTTTTGGTGACTTGATCATCTAATAGAAGAGGATTATAAGAAACTAATGCCCTTCCATAATAAAATGAGTTACCGTTAAGTAAAACCTTCAAGCACAGTTTACACCTCAAATTTCTGAACCTATTGATCTTTTCGAGAACATCCGCATTACCAAAATAATCGGACCAAGGATTAAAACTCTGAAACAACTGAGTACCTGGCGTCCAAGTATATTCTCTGATCTTAATTGGTCTTGACAAAAATTCGCCGAGACCTGCGTCATCGAATCCGATAAGCTTGGATGTCTCATCGGGGGTAGCTGAAACATCATATGTCCATGGCGTATCTCCATCAACGAAATGAACATTTTCTGATGTTGTTTTCGGAGGTGCTTTATCTGTACTAAAACTCGGGCCATCATTAGCTGATGGCATGCTATTATTATTATTATTATTATCAGTAGTAAGCACTTTTAGTTTATACCATAAAGGTGCTGCTTAACACACAAAATGGCAATAATGTTTGATTGGATGACGAATCCCCAGTAAAAACTGGTACACCACGAGGGGTGTGTCTAAATGCGCAAAGCTGATCATGTATTATATAAACATATAAACTATAATATCATGCAGTAATCCATATACGCATTCCTATTTTCAACTCTAGTATTACAATCCCGAATAGGTCCGGAATGGATACATTTAACGTCTGTCCAAGACGGATAAAACACTTCTTAACTTTCGAAATGTTTTGCTTTAAATTGTGCTAATCTCACATCATAATCATCATATAATGAATTCATAACTACGCCAGTCTCTTCATTTATGTCAGTCATGAGATTTTGCAATTGCGCTCTTTCAGCAACTTCAATCATTTGTTTATGACGTTTCGTAAAAATTTCCCTACCATGATGAAACCACTCTCTCAATGCGGTTTCAATATTACCAGCAGCATGTGCCTTATCACCAATTGATGACTGAATAACAGTATGAAGACTTTTAAAAATAGAATCTTCATCAAGTGCACCATGGATAAGTCCAGTTTCCTCATTATAAACGTTCTTACGTTTAAGGAAATCAGCATCCACATCATTCATGTATTTGGTAGGTTCCGATTCTTTATCAGGCATGGTAAAAACCATATCATTTCCTTTCATATATTGTGCATATGAAATATGATTAAACCAATCAAAACCTTTCTTGACCGATCCTTTAACATCATCACCATAAATACCAACTGCACATACACTATTAAATTTAGGCAAAGTTTTCAAAGTATATCCATTTTTCAATCCAATACTAGCAAATCCACACCTAAGTTGTAAGGAATTACTAGCGTTATTTCCATACACTGTCATATTATTACCTGATGGATGAGATCCATTATGAATAATCATATCACCATTATATGCGACAACAGAGTAAGCTATCTCAGTAGCTATTCCTCTCATAATTACCAAATCATCCTCAGTATAACTGCCACATTTCTCACAAACATTAACAAAAACCTTATAAGTTGCCATTAAAATTTGTGCTGGCATACGTAAATCAAACTTAGAATAATCTCCAGCAAAAATTCTGTCATCTCCATGTTTCTTCATGTATTTGGCATATTCATCCCATTCTGGCCCGTGTGCATTAATACCAACAGCACATTCAGTTTGGATTGGAAATAAGGACATCAAACGTGCTAAGGGTAGGAAATATTTCCTTACCAACAATTGAAAAGCCCATGGTGCAGCTTGGAATACTCTTACTTTATCTTTAGATAAAGGCGTAGGTTCATCCTTAACACATGCTTTAAATATTGCATAAGCCCTTTCACCACGTCGTATTCTTTCACACATTTTATCCGCTTCATCCCAAACTTCTTGCCTAATCTCAACAGGACATTGAAATTCTTCGTACAATTTAGGATCTAAACGTTTAATCCACTCCTCCTTAGGTCCACTTAATGGATAACTTTTTGAAGTGCTCCAACAAATTGCATTCAAGAATCTTTCTCCGTCTATACCACATCCAGTTTGCATCTTTGTTAAAGTGTGAAGTTGCATTCTAATCCAAGCGGCATGTTTAGAATGTGTAAAACAACTGACTAATTGATTCTCCAAATCATTCATAGCCCACTCCAAAACTACTGGATGAAATCCCACTGAAGTATTTGCGGAATATTGCATTGATGCTTGCCATTGCCGTTTAGAATTAAATTTCGGTGGACCCCACTTACAAGGTACACCACATACCTTTTCCACATCGTCAGAAATAATTGTTTTCTTGACTTTAGATTTAGTATGAGAAGACCTACCTCGACAGTTACCTAATGCCGTAATTCTTGAATACTTAGGCATAAAATTTAGTGGCGAATTTGGATGTATACCTCCAGATTGATTGACTACCTCAATACCATATATTTCAGTTGGAAAATCACCATTTGACATGGCTGTCAAACAAGGTTTATCTTTTAGACCTTCCCTCAACTTTGTCAAAATTTCAGTAGTAACTGTAAGAGCCAAACCCAATGGAGTGCCTGGACTCCCCATTAAATGAACCCCTGCAATACACGGTACATCAAATTCTCCTAATAAAATGCCCATACATAATCCATTAAATGTAGTATATGGCAACGCATAAGCAAAACCTGAGCCTCCGGAATGATCACTAGATTTTTTAAAAGCGATAGTATCATTTTTAAATTCTCCTTCTTCAGTTCTATACAGAAAGGCTCCAGCACCTTTAGAATGGGTAATTTTCTGGGGAAAATAATCTACCAAACTCGCATGAGGATTAAGGAAAGGCGCATTAACTAAAACTAAATCTACACCTTCTACAACAGAAGCCATATTCAAAGAAACATAACCTCGGAAAATGGTATTAAGTCCATCACCTGATTTTAAACGACACGTGACTTTCATTGATTCATGTGATCCAAAAACATGTAAAGGAATCAACATATTGTTTCCTTCGATGACTAAACCATCACATTTATTGGTACTGCCATCATCAGCTGCAAATGTTACGTGATACAAATTTTTATTTATCTTGTGACACAATTGCTCAAATGTAGTAGTTCTAGCCTTATGTGTGACATGTAACTCTTCGAAAGCCGCTTTAGCCCAATCACTAACTTTAGAATTCCGATCCTCAATTTCTTTAAGGTCTGCAGGTTCTAAAGCTGATTGATGCTCAACCACTTGTTTCAAAGTCTTTTGTGCGTGGAAAAAATTACGTATCATTTTAAGAACTTTGTATGTAACAATGCTTATGGATAACCATTTAGCAAGTTCTTTCCATCTTAAAGATTTAATTTCTCGATATGTATGCTGTACCACATTCCCCATTCGATCAAATAAACTCATTCTATCTCTATACCATTTGACAATAAGAACTATTGCCGTACACGACAATAAAATTTGTAGTATAGAAAATAAAATAGTGAATATAACATATGGAAGAAAAACAAACAATGTGGAACTAACTATAATATCTGCAAGTATGCAAAATAAAAATACATTTCTAATATGAGATGAAAAATAATGTGACCATAGAGCCCAATATAATCTACGCACTCTACGATCTAAGAAAAATCTGGCAATTAAATAGTCTCCAAAGTTTAACATAACAGTAGGCATGTATTCCATATAAAAACACAGTCCTACAGTTAACTGTTGAAATGTAACTTCAATGGTTCTAATAACTTCCCTACGACTCATACCTGGCAATAGACTCCATAATGGCACATGATAAGTTTGTAATTGTATCGGTTCACCCAAACCTTCATTATAAAAATCTCTAGGTGCCGGTTGAATTTCAGCTTGATTCTCATAATGAATAAGATCCTGATGAATATCATTTTCCAATAATATAGCATCACGAACTCTACACGTACCATAACCTCCCATCAATAATTCACCATCCTCATCGTAAAAATTCTTAGCTTCTTGCTTCATTTTCTCACAATGGTTCCGGTACTCTAATTCTTCTTCAGGTTTTATCTCATAATCATAATTTAACATATTTACAAAATCTTCATCAGACATTGAACCACTTGATTTAAATATGCCTTTAACGGGAGATTGAGATTTAGATTTAGGACGTACCTGCGGTTTACAAGTACACATGACACCAATACGCCTACATTCACCACATATGTTCATTCTTTCAACAAGGTTATTTTGAATATCTTGCAAAATTCCTTGATTTTTCATATGCGAATCAGCCATATCATAACAATATTGTAACACCTCAAAAATATTAAATTTGTGACCTCCATTCACAGAAGGTTTAAAATCTGCTCCCAACTCTATCATACCAGTTTTGGTTTGAGTTGAACATTGAGAAATTACAATATCCCAACAATCTGGTGTAGTTGTTTCCCCAAAAGTTTGAAATACTAAATCACTATTCATTCGCGTTTCATTCTCAATACAAAACTCAGGTTTGACACGTACATCGAGATTGATAATCATACGTCTACGAATAGATTCAGTACAATTAGAATATTGGTTAGCAACTTCCTCTATCTTACAATTACTAGTATAACATGTAATTTTTGGATTATGAGGAGTTACACCTTTACCTTCTATTTCAGCCTTATTGGCAAACAAAGGGGCATTATTATTATGATCAACAATCTTTTGAGTGGGTGCTGCTTCCAAATAATCAGCTTTAGTATTCATGACATCGTCAGTTAAATATGCATGAACTCCACCAGTAATAGTGGAATCATATTTATCTTGTTCATTAATACTTGCCACTCTATCCAATTCATCTTCAGGTACACCCATATAACATAACAATGATTTAATTAGTAATTGAGATATTGATGACTTACCTACACCTGATGTTCCATATATCCAAATGGATAAAGGCGCCTTCCTAAATTTTCCATTAGAGCGGCGTGCATTATAGTCTGAACGCCACCCAATCATACGATCTAGACGAGTTTGGAAAAAAGAAGTTTGCCAAGTACTTTTACTCATTGCCTTACACTTTTTACATAATGTAATAGCATTGTTAAGATGTTCTAAGTACTTAACATCATCCATGACAATTTTCTCACCCTTGAATTCAACGCGCATAATTGGCAAAATCATAGCTTTTGCATGTGGTGTTGCCTCAAGCAACATTTCATATACGTCATCAAACTCCTTAGCATCTTCATCATCGAATAGAAATCTTCTAGGATTTCCTGTAAGGAAAAATTCATATCCTCCAGAAATAAAATATTCCAGAGAACTTAAAACTGCTGAAATTAAATCAGTAACGTCTGCATGTTTGCGAATAGTTCCTATTCTAAACAATTGCATACCTTTAACTGAGATACTCAAACGTTTTCCATCAATAAACCCCATCGTAGCCATAATTGAAATTAACTCTGAAATCTTAGAAAAAGCTGGCGACTGTTTCGCTGCTTCCCAGTTATTTAAATATCCTGGTAGCTTTGAAAGCCAAGCTATATCTTGATTGTTATCATCAAATTCTGCTTGTTTGACAAAAGGATTGAATCCAAATCTTTCTTTAAAATAATCCAACTGATCATTGGAAAATCTCAAAGTACTTGAAACAGAATTATGAGTTAAATCTGGAAAAATGCTAGAAATGGCGAGAGTTAAAATTGCCAATATTTTGGAAGGTTTCTTTTCATCCTTAAGTAAATGTGCAGTTGACACTACAGCTGCCAACTTAGTCGAAACTGAAGCAACAATTTCCGGATCTGAAAAAGATTCCTTAACCTTCTCCTCCACATCAACAAAAAGCGAAGTAATAGAATTTTTAATATGTACACTACGTTCATTATCAAAAATTCCCTGATGAACATACCTATATTTCTGTCGCTTTTTATCTTTAAACACCTTTTTATCAGTGTTTAATGTACGATTATGTTGTTTACGACACTCTATACGTGCCGCTTGTTTACGTTTCTCAAATTGCTCTCTACGAGAATTTTTCGAATTTCCCTCACTTTGTCGTACCAAAGGAAGAAAAACGTAAATCTGAAATAGTGTTGCCACTATCAGTGCCCTTTTGGCATTTTCGATTTTGTTTCCGCAAATTTTGAATAAATTCATGAATAAAAAAGAAAGGGCGTGCCAAACATAAGATTCTTCTTTAAATAACATAATAAGAACCTATATAATATAAAATTATTGACTGGTCAACATTGGGTAGAGGTAATTAAAAATCGGGCATGCCTGCCCTAGCATAGCGGTTACTATACCTTAAATTATACATACACCTTTGTATATTCCGATTATCATAAAATCTTGGGTTACGTTCCATTAAAACATCTCCAAGGACCGATTATTCTTTACAATACTACTCTATTACTAATATCTCTAAACCCTCTTTTGGGCGAGTATATGTAAAACGCAATTTTCATATGTAAAGTGGGATTCCTTAGCAATGTTAAGTTCTAAATCTAATTGGTCAACTAATATATTAAAAGATTAATATAAATTATAAAAAGAAAGGTATTCAAATTAAATACACAAGATTTTTGGCAGTCATAAGACATCTTGCAAATAATTTTATACCAAATGGAAAGAGTGATTAAATATTTCCTAAACTAAAGCGCTCGGTTCAGAGCGTATTATTCAAATAAATGAACATCTACATTAAAAGCAAAAGTATATACTTTATATATAGCTCTAAAGTTTAATTATCTTAGCGTTTATGTACTTTATAGAACATAGGACACAGCACGCTTTTAAGACGAATGGTTACGTCAAAACTGTGAACAGATAGAAAACTGGGGCGATTGTAAACTTTATCAAACAATCTACTTAAAACAACAAGAGATTCTATCAATTACGAAACTTAAATATGAATAGAAAACTTGCATGTGAAGTTGTATGGTAAAAACCCATACATACAACTACATATAAGTTTTCGAACATACAAAAGTTTCAAGATGAACTCTTGAAACAAT